GACCCCGTACCGTACCGTCGCCTGGTACACGGGCGTTCGCGGCGGGCGCTGGCCGACGGCAGTCGTGAGGATATGGTACAGTGAAGTGGATAGCCCTTTGAAAGCAAATTCATTCCAGTTCGGCCGGGGATCCCCGTCCCCGTAGGCTTCGAACATCTCATAGACTTGGTCAATGAGAATTCCGCTTTCCAGGTACATGTGGACTTCGACCGCAAATATGAGTGCTGTGCCGGTCATGCCGTAGTAGTCCCAGGCCCCGAGCAAGCGGGTGAGATAGTCTGCGTCACTTTCTCCACTCTGTCTGTAGAGCTTGCGGTTCCTTCCATGGCGATCGAGCCCTGTCCCGGTAGCTTTAGCCAGCAGCAGATCGAGCCTTGCCTGGTATATCTCAGCCCGGAGATCGTCCATCTTGTCGCCGACGATCTCGAGGAGCGCCTGCACCTTTCGCTTCGTGGCGAGAACGCGCTTCTTGAAGATGATGTGGGCCAGTTTTTCCCACAGATACGAAAGAAAGGTCATCAGTATTGCTCGCCTCGATTTACCGTGACGTTCACGGTACCCTTGGTCGCCAGCTCGTCAGGATCGATCTCTACATCCAGGGCCGGAGTGTTCACGACGACATTGATGACGTGATCGCGTGGCATGATAGAGGAAACAATTCGAGCCTTGCGGAAGTCCCACCCTGGCTGCTGCTGGGCGATCGCCGGATAATCCTCACTGGCCGTGAACATGGCATTAATCGCGTTTTCACAGTCCAGCTCGATCGCATCGAGGTCGCCGTCGTTGGGCTCTGCGGTTACTGTGATGTCGATATTGACCGGAACCTCGTCCGGGCCTTTCACGAGTACGTCGGCGCTCAGCGGCCTGCGGGCATCGATATAATCCTGAACGTCCTCCACCAACTCTGGCGAAGGAGGCCCGGCAGCTCCGGTGATGAGCACGTCGACCGTTCCCCTGCCTCTCGGGTCGTTGCTGTTTACAAAAGCGCTGACAACGCCGGTCACTTCCATGGCCCAGGACTGATACGCCTCGTCGTTGGATCCTCGGGCCAGTTGAGACCACTTGTTCTGACAGCGCAGAATCAGCGCATCGTCCTCTTCACTGGCGCTCCCCTCCTTGGTCAGCCAGCTGGCTCCGTTTGTAACGTATTCGATCCCGGTGATCGGAGTGATGAGACGGGTGATTGTGCCCGGCCCCACGTTGTAAGATGCTCCCGCCTGCTCAGCTTTCGTAGGAACATCCACTTCGCTCTCGCCATCCGGAAGGACGGTTTCTGTGGTCACCAGGTAGCGATACTCGTGACCCTGGGAGTCGACCTCGGTGGCGACGATCTTGTTCACCTCGATCGTGATATTGCCGGACGTGCCGGTCCGGCCGAAGGTGACATCACCTTCGGTCTTGACAGCCGGGTGGCGCTCGTTGTCGTACTCGGCCGCCTTGAGATCCAGCCAGGTGCCCTCTGAGCTATCCAGGAAAAGCAGTCGGATGACCGTGCGAAGAAGGCTGTACAGGGCGGCCAGGCCCCGAGCGATAATTCGGAGGATGGAGGCCCACACGCCCCCGGTGTTGTAATTGGTGATGGCGGGGATCTCGGACTGGGCGTCCGTTTTCAACTCTTCGTATAGAGTATCCTCGTCCTTTATGGTGACTGCCATCTATTCCTCCGTAACGCCTTCCGAGTCGGCGCCCACGACCAGGTTAAGCGGATTGGTCTCGCCCTGGGGAGTCGCCTCGAGCATGAGCTTGATCTCGTCGCCGGTCATTTCTGTAACTTGGGCTTCGATGGAAAACGGATCGACCCTGGGCTCGTCCGTGAGCTCTTCCTCGGTGATCTTCTCAATCTCGGTCCGCTCTCCGGAGCTGTCTTCGCTGTGCAGGCGCTGCTGCAGCCCCACGCCGTAGTTCTCGGCGTACCAGAGGGCTCCTTTGGGAGTAATGACTCGATGACGGATATCCTGGCTGAGACAGTCGCGGCCCTCGACCAAAGCCAGATCCCCATCTGTGTCGACGATGAAGTCGCCGTCCGCATCGAGAGCGATATCAGTACCCAGAAATCTGCTCATCAGTCGGCCTTTGCCACCACTGTGGTGGTCATGTGTGACGGATTCATTGGAGTGCTCGGAGGCCCGGTGCTTCCGGATCCGGCCTGAACTCCAGCGTGTGTGTGAGTATCAAACAGGGTCTGAAACGTCTCGATGATCAGCTTCTTATCCGCCCCGTCGCCCAGCTTGGTGTTTGTCCCCGCGATCGTCGCATCCCCGTCCATCGCCTCGAGCTTCAACTCCTTTGCCGCCTTGAGCGATACCAGGCCCTCAGAGAGCGCGGGAGAACTGCTGCCGAGAATGTCATCGACATAGGGCTGGTTCGGATCGCCGTCATAGAATCCGATTCGAACGATCGTATCCACAGGAATATAGGCAAACAGCCCGACTGTCTCACTCGGATCCGCCCAACGAGTAGGAAGTGGAACCGTGGAGATCTCGGACCTTGCCTCATCATCGGAGAGGTCGGGCTTAACCGGCTGCACGTCCACCACATATCTGTCCGTATAGACCTTGGTCACTCGAGCCCGCACCGGGTGCTGTCGATATGTGGAGAGATCCGGCATGAGGCTCTCGACGAGCCGCTTGAATAGAACCCTCAGCTCCGCCACGTCCATCACGCCGCCTCTCGATAGAAAAGCGCAGTGCGGTTCTGCCCTGCGCGTCGATAATGATTGACCGTGTCCACTCTGAAGCTACCCTGGCCGACCTGGGGATGGACGATCGTGATAACATCCCCCGCCCAGATATGACTCATCGGAATTGTCAAGAGCTTGCTCACATCTTCACCGGGCTCAAGGCTGACTATGTTCTGGGCATACTCGAGCCTGGTGATCTTGTTGCCCGGATTGGCCCAAGGATGGAAGTGAAAATTCCCTTCCAGGTCGAAATACCATTTCCAATCGATCTCCCAGGTCTTCCGGATCTTGGCGAGCAGCGCTGGGATAGTATCGCTGTTGGCCACGAAGTGATCTCGCTTTGGAAGCGCCGGCCCCGACAGATCGAAATCGGTAATGCCTGCCTGCTCGAGGGTGTAGTTGATCACCGTGTAGGGATCTATGTCGCTCCATGACCTGGTGATCCGGGTCGACCGGAAAGCAGGGCTCGCTGAGGTCCCTTGAAGCACGAGTGTCTTTGTCGGGCTCACATCGAATATCCATCCCTGAAAGATCGTATTGATGGCTTGTTCTCTGAATCCCCACTTCACCTCGATCAGATCATCCTTGGCGATACTGCACACCTCGAGGAGATCGGTGCGCGGGGATCTCCACAGAAGCCTTCCCTCACCGAGGTCGTTGGCAACCGAATGCCATACCTCGAACTCGCTAGGTAGGTCGTTCACAATCCGCCCGTTGATATAGAGCTCGAGCTTCACGGCAAAGTACGGTGTTTTCACGAAGGCACCTCGGGAACCAAGGCATCATCCGCAGGCCAGGGGGATCCTATGGACATGTCGGGCTCTTCATAGCTCATGAGCTCGTCCAGCTCGTCGGCCTCGGAGGGCCGGGTTGCCACTTCCAGACTCATCTGGTTGGCCTGGTCCTCAATCGTGACTGCGATCGGCTCATACTCGGTGAAATGAAGCGCCGCGATCAGAGTATCCTTGCTGTTGGTCTCCCGGCTGTTGAGTCGGAGGAAAATCACCTGGCCGATCTTTCGCGCCTTGGTGTGCTCATTGGAGAGCCTGTAGACATTGGGCTTGCCCCTGTTGTCCGTTTTCCTGAAGAAGTCCTGGATGTACTGGAGCTTATCCATAGCCGTCGCGCCCCCCTCGGGGCTGTCGTCCGTGAGCTCATACTCAATTGTGATGTCTGCGTCCTGGAATCCCTCGGCCAGCTTTGCCCGGCCGCTTCGTCCTTCTACCTCCACGCGTTCCATCTTCACTTCCTGTGCGATCCCCATGGACTGGATCGCATCCGGAAGCAGGGATGAATCGAGCTTTACGGCCCCTACATCCTTGGAGGCAATTTTGCTCACCTCGAGGGCCATCAGGCGGCCTCCACGGCAAGTTTAACGGCTGCCGCGATCTGCTCGATCATATTCGGAGCTGCACCGTTGATATTGATATTGATCACCCTCTCGCCGCCGCCTGCTTCAGCTGCCGGCGCGGCTGCCGGAGCTGGCTGAGGGAGGAGTTCGCCGAGCTCGGCTTTCACTGTAGAGATCAGCCGGGGGCTCGACTTCTCGATCGACCGGCTCAGTGTCTCGTTGAACGCCTCCCCGGAACTGCTCAGATCCGCCAGCGGCCCCATCTTGGCATCGGAGAACGGAAGCATTGCCCGGATCTTGCCCAGGGTATTCTTCACGAACTCAATGGGTTTGGAGGCCAGGCTTTTCAGGCCTTCCGTGAAGGCAGCGAACAGGGCCGCTCCGGCTGCATACATCTGTTTCCCAAATCCCATGATCCAGTCGACGGCCTGCATGAAGGCGACCTTCACAGTGTCCCAGTGCTTGATCAGAGCCCAGAGCCCGGCTCCAAGGCCCACAACAGCCAGCACAACCCATGTGATCGGATTGGCAAGCAGAGCGGCCGTGAAGGCCCATACCGAAGCGATGAGGCCGGGCAGCACGCCGATCAGCGCAATGAGCGCCTGGCGCGCTAATTGGAGGACACCGAGAGAGAAGGCTCGAAGAGCCGTGACACTGCGAAGCACGGCTGTCCTGGCCAGGCCGAAGCCCCATCTGAATCCCACTCCGATCGATTTGGCTGCGCCCTGGATACTGCCGGACGTCATCATCCCCAGGAGCCACTCCAGAGCGCTTACGACACCCAGAATCGCCTTGAGTCCATAGCCGCCCATCAACATAAAACCGGCAGCTACTGCGAGGACAGGAGCAATAATGCTCAGGAGCACCGCCATGATGGCCAGGAGGCTCACGCTGATCTTCATCAGCCACGGGTGAGCCTCGGCGAACCGTCCCATGTTCGTGATGAGCTTTTGAACAATCGGAATGCCCATATTGATCAGAGGAAGAAGGTGCTCGCCGATCGTCACCTTCACGGCGTACAGGTTGTTGTGGAGAGTCTGGAAATTCGCACTTGCCGTACTCTCCATGATATCCAGTGCGGCTTTCGTTGCTCCGGTCGATCCAGTCACTGTATCCAGGGCCGATCGCAGCTCTCCGGTTTTTCCGAGCAGCACAGAGATGGCCCGGAGCCCTTCGTCTCCAAATGCCTTCTGGAAAGCGGTTTTCTGTCGATCGGTCATCTTGGAGAAATCGCCGTATACGGCCCGGATGTTTTCCACGGTCCCGACGAAGTCCACGCCTCCGGAGGCAGTCCTGGCCATCTCGAAGCCGAGCTCGTTGCTGGCCTTGATCATATTGCGCATAGTGGCGGCAAAGGCCGTGCCCGCCATCGATCCCTGCAGGCCGAGAGTATTGAGCATACCGACAGAGGCGTTTACCTGCTCAACGGAGATCCCGAACTGCTTGGCCACTGGGATTCCGTACTGAAGGCCCGTGGCGAGCTGGTTGAGGTTTGCAATCTGGAAGGTCTGCTGAGTCTTGGTGAGGATATCGCCCAGCCGGCCCATCTCCCCTGCTACATCGGCACCCTGATCACCCAGGTTGTTGTAAACGCGCGCCATAAGGTCGGCCGCTTCGACGTTATCGCCCATCGTGGCCGTGGCTACGGCCATCGCTGTACGTGTCGCTTCAACAGCGGCTGCCTCGTTGAGTCCAGCGGAGAGCATCATGTAGGAAGTATCGAGAAACTCCGTGGCGCTGTCGGTGTGGGCCTTGCTCCAGTCCAGGGCCGCCGCTTTCATGTTCGCCATCGAGGCGGCCATGTCTCCGCTCATCGGTGTTATGACGCTTTGCACCTTGGCCATGGAGTCTTCGACCTCGGTGAGCGGCCCCAGGATTTCCCCCAGGGCTCCGCGCATCTTGGCTGCCGATGCTCCTATGAAGGCACTGGCTACGCCGGCCCGTTCTCCGAATCGAACCATGCCGTCAGCCTTGCCGGCCCATTTATCGAAATCTCCGAGCACCTTGCGAGCGCTCTTTATCGGCCCGGAGATCTGATCAATGGCCTTGATTATGACGGCCAGTTCGAAGATTGAGTCCATTTGACTGGAGGTCCTTGTTGCCCTATACTGAACTTAGTTTCCTAACAGGAGGTGTGCTGCCATGTTTGAAGCTCTCGGTCCCGTCTTTTTCTTCTTCGGCATTGGCGCTATCATCGGGCTCTGCTGGGCTCTTTTCTATTTCGGTCCCAAGCTTATTAAACTCACCTATGCCTGTTTCCGCATTGTCGCTCACGTCTGGAAAGAATCCTTCATGAAGGGCTGGCAGGCTCAAGATGCCCGTGAAAAAGCCCTGAAAACCTCCAAACTTTCATCTGCAAATCACTGATCTTTCACGCCAAAAGCCTTCCCGATCGCGCTGGCCAGAATATCCCGCTCCAACTCCACCATGTACCAGGCTTCTGAGTAGTGCTCTATGAACTCGTCCATGTTGAATTTCCGTGCATCGATGCCGAAGTAGTGCCTGATGAGGACAAGGCCCTCCCGCAGAGGCGAGGACCTTATCTCTAGAGCTTTTTTTTAACTACGTCGGCTTTGATGCCGAACTCCTCGAGGATCGAGTTCCCCAGGTTCATGAGCACGCCGGGATACTTCTCCGCCAGGGAGAGGAACTCCTCCTGGCTCGGATGCAGGAGTACCGAGATCACGAAGTTCTTCATTGCCTTCGTGGGCTTCTGCATGATCCCCTGCATCAGGATGTCGAAGCTCGCCGGCTTCGGCTTGTGCACGATGAAGGAGCGGCTCTGCTCAGCCCCTTCCACGTCCCAGCTCACAATGAGCTCCGAGAGCTCGCCGTGTTCCTTCTTCCAAGCCTCGATCTTGGCCTGTAATTCGTTCGCCATTTCCTCACTCTCCGTCAGCGTCCCGGCCGATCAGGCCGAGTCACCTATTGAAGGCTCATGTTGTCTGCGGTCGCGTCCACTCCATCGGAGTTGATCCCACCGATGATGATGAACGGCAGCTCCACGTTCAGGCTCTTGTCGCCCTGGGCGCCCTTGAAATCCCGCTTCGTGAACTTGCAGTCCTTGAGCTTGTCGGCGATAGGCGCATTGTTGCTGCTCGCATAGCTCACCGTGATGGGAAAGGGAGCCAGGTTGTAGAAGGCTTTACCCTGAGCCTTGCAGTAGGCCACGAGCTGATCATAGCCCTCGCGCTTCAGGGTGAGTTTGCCGGCCCCCTTGTAGTTGCCGCGACCGTAGCCCACAGGCTTGGAGCCCTTGCCATAGACCTCCTCCACCTCCTTCTCGTCGCCGTACTCGATGTCCTGGACATCGATGAGCGGCCCATGCGGAAGGTAAATGGTGATGTCCTCCCATGAATAATATTGGCCGTTGACACTCATGATCTCTCCTTATTGCGGCCCGGCCGGACTACAGCGAAACGGCCAGCCCGAAGTTAAGTATTATCTTGCGCATGATAGGCACCGGTACCATCGAAAGCTGCACCTGAACCTCGCTCGTGCCGATGATGTCCTGACCCTCCGGTATCACGACACCGTAGTTCGTGATCTCGCGCACCGGATGCTTCATGCGCTCCAGGGCCTGCTCCAGATGATTCTCGAGGTCCTTGAGACCGCTCTCGTCGCCCTCGGCCCCTTCGGTCTCGCTGTGGACCTTCCGGAGCGCCGCCACACGGCAGAGCCTCACGGACTTGTCCACCACACGCCGGGTCTCGAGCTTCTGGTAGTCGCTCGTGGCGGCGGCGATTACATGGCCGTCTGTGATGAAGATGTTCTCAAGGCCCACATAGCGACGAAACGTGATGTAGTCGTTATCGTCGAGGGTCTTGATCTGCGCCGTCGTGAGAACCGGATAGAGCGCCACGGCCGGCGTCTGAGGGGCTTCCATCACGTTACCCATGGAGCGCATCGTCGGGATCTTCGAGACGGTCCCGGCCACCAGGCCGATACCGTTTCGGCCGATCGCGTTGCCATCGGCGTCCGTGATGTTCGCTCCCATGGCCACGACAGATACTCTGACGTGAGAGTATGTGGCCCGCTCGGTCACTCGGGCCGTAACCCATGTGGCCAGCGCCTCCCCATCGGCAGGCGCCGTGGACTCGAGCAGCATGAACATCGGCCGATGCTCGGTGAACTTCGTGTCGGCCCACGTGCCGAACGAGGCCCAGGCCGCCGCATCGCTCTCGCCCAGGATCACGATGCCTTCCACGGCCACGCGCTCGATCGCCCAGTTCAGAGCGGTGAGCTTGTTCGCCAGCGAAGCGTCCGGAGCCGTCACGTTGAAGGCATAGGTGTCGCCGGCCACGAAGCTCGGCGGCGTGCCTTCGGTGAAGGTGATCGTCACGCCGGTATCCCCGAGCACGACCGCCCCGACGCCACCGAATTCAAGCTCCCCGGACCAGTGACGACCGCCATCACGGGACCACTTATAGACGGCATCCGCGAGCTCCCCGCCCGTGACGATCTCGATAAGGAACTGGTACTCGTCCTTGGGATTTCCGCTGGTCTCCTCCGTGGCACTCCCGGTACCGGTGTGAGTCACTTCGCCCCTCGAGCCGGCCACGTCGCTCGTGGCCTTCACCGCCACGATCTTGGTCTTCTCAGATCCCACGGCCAGGGCGTCGAGGATCTTGGTGGGCAGCGGGCCCAGGCCGAGATCGCCTCGGACGTTGCTGTTCTTGTCGATATAGTAGAGGGTCTCCGCTTCGCCGGTATCACTCACGCCGACGAACAGGAGAGAGCCCTCCACTTCGGTGGGCGGCAACCCGAGATTGCCGTCCTGGATGTATTCGGTTACTCCTCCCCACATGATCTGTCCTCCTTATGGTCAGAGTCGTTACTTCCTGGATCGCTTCGGCCCCAGGAACTTCTTGATCAGGCTTTCGAAGGCCGGCTGAGAGAGCCGAGACTCCTTGGTCCAGCCGTAGCGCACTCGCGCTCCGGCTGTGACATAGCTCGGCGTGTTCGTTCGGCGTTCGAGCTCCTCGATCGTATAAGCGATTTCTTGAGGCCGACCGGGTTTCTCTTTCTTCTCTGCAGGTGGCATTTTTTCAAGCCTCCTTAATCCGGAATGGTAAAGGTTACGTTAGTAAATCGCGGCACGCTGGTCGTCTTGTAGTCGCCCCCTTCGAAGCTCACCACGAGCACCGATCGGCGCCGATCTCGCCGGGCCTTCTGATGCCACCGGCAACTGCCCGGCACTGCCCGGATGTCGAACGAATCTTCGTCAACCACCCAGTGCTCGAGGGCATTGACGAAGGCATCCTTGATCCCATCGAGATCTCGCTGCTCGATCACACGAAGATGAATCTCGATGTCTACCTCGCGCCTGTTCATGCGCCTGGTGAGATGGATCTGGTTGTTTGCGTCATCGATCGTGCGCTTCACAATCGAGCCATCGCGGATCCTCTCATCGCGCCTCACTCTGAGCTCGGCCGATGGAGGCTTGAGCGTCTGGGCCTTTTCCTTCTCTTCCTTACGGCCGAGGAAAGAAATCCAGACAGAGCTCTCGTTGATCCCGGCGATGGCCAGGGCGTCCTTGATAAAATTTCCGATCTCTTCGAGCATCATCACACCTTGAGAAGCTTCTTCATGAATCGATCAGCCAGGTCCTCGATGTCTTCGCGGTCCTCATCGCTGATGCCGAAAACCGCTCGCTCCGGGATGCTCTCGCGCTCCATATCCTCGGTTTCCTCAGTGTCCTGGTGGTAGACCATGTACTCCTTGTTGGTTCCCACCTCGACACTGTTGTCGTCGCGCTGGCTGTCGATACTGCCGGCAAGATCCTCCGTATCCTGTAGGATCCGATCGTGCCCCTTGCGCTTTTTCGTGGCCGGCTGGAGCGGCTCCCAGGGTTCCTCGTCCGGATCCACCTCGCGGTCGAACCGGTCGGTCGTCGAAGCTATGAGGGCCTGTTCGATCGCCTTCATGAGTGGCCGAGGAGACGCCCCGCCTTTTAAAACCCTAACAAGGGCGTCCTCGAGCTTGGCATGCCCCTCGGTCCTCACTGCGATCTTCATCAGGCGTCCTCGAGCTTTCCTCGGGTGAAGAGCCTCTCGTTCCCGTCCGTGCGGCCGGCGCTCGTGCGCGTGGCCGGATCGGTCTTCAGCGTTGCTCCTGGGATGTGGGCCTTGCCGTCTGCGACCTTGAGAAAATAATTGATCGCATTCTTGTGGGCCGTCACGATCCGATCGGGCGGGTCCATGCGTCTCGAGTAAAGAGCATGGGCGGCGATCGCCACCGTGTGCTTCTTCACCACGCCAGGCACATCTGCAAGAGGCACGGAGTACCGGTTGGCCACGTACCCCATGGCCTCCTCTTCGGCCGTATCGAGGACCTCGGCAACGATCTCCTCGTTCACATAGCCGTCGTCTGCGTCATCGGTGAGGGAGATGAGGGTCTCCTCGTCGATGAGCTCGAGAAGGTCCGTTTGCTCCAAGTACGGCACCTACTTCTCCTTCTTTTCCTTCGGGAGCTCGGAGTTCGGGACCTTGACGACGATGAGCATCTTGTCGCCCTCGAGGCGCGCGAGCTCCTTTTTGCTGAACTTGTCGTCCGGGTAGACCTTCGGCTCCGTGGAGTGCTTCATGCCGCACCTCATGAACCCTTCCTGCTTCGAGATGATCTTGATTGCCATTTCTTCAGCTCCTTTCTGGTGAATCCTGGGCGGCGACTCAGCGCCGCCCAGGCATTGCGTTCTTTACGATTCCCTACAGTTCAGATTCGCCTTGTTTTACCCTGTCCCGACAGGATCGAAGATCTGATTTCGCAACCTGGAGAATGCTGCCTCGAGCGGATGAAAATCGTAGTATCGCTGAGCTCTCTCGGTTGCTCCGATATCGGGGAATAAGAAAGCAGTGGACCCGGCCTCCATGACCATTTGCATTTCATCCATTATCGTCTGGTCTTCGGAATTCAGGTTCGCTTCTTCTCTGCTCCAATCCAGGGCACTGGAAAGCTCGTTCGAGTTCTGGTTGATCTCCACGTCGATGTAGGCCGCCCGTTCGTATTCGATCACTTCGAGGCCCAACGCCGGCGCTTGGGAGACGGCGCAGGTCTCGAAGTTCAGGACTTCGTCGAGGGGAACGGCCTCCTCGAGGGATTGCCGGCCGTAGCAAGCGGAGCTCGGTCCGGCCAGGATCATCATCACAAACGCTATCGCGATCAGTGCGGGAATCCGCATCGAACTTGAGTTTCTTCTCATTTGTCTCTCTCCTTTTTCGGTGATGCCTGGGCGGCGGAATTAGCACCGCCCAGAACAGATTCAGCTTATCCTTTCTTCAGAACTCCCCGACTTACGAGGCGTCCCCGGTCGATCCGTAGCCCAGCTCCCAGAGCCCGAAGCCGGCGTTGTCGATCGTGTCGATGCCAAAGAGGAACTCCTTGCGCATGAACACGTTCTCGTCGGTGGGCATGTCCAGGGCGGCGAACTCGGCCTCCTTGACGACCTGGAGGATGAAGGGCTTCACTGGTTTGCTCAGATCGAAAAGTCCCCACTTCGTGGCATGCCCGCTCCACTCCGGAACCACGATGAGCTCGGCCGAGTCCTTGTTGACGTTCGTGGCTCCATCGGCCAGCCGTTCGGCCTTGAGGATCTCAAGGCCCGTACTGCGGAGCTGGGGCGGGACGGCGAGGTGAGTGGGCTGCACGCCCAGGGGCTCGCCCTTGTGGCTCTTCAGCGACATCATCGCCGCATAGGCAGCGGCATAGGCGTCTGCAGCCAGAACCGCATCGGTGACGTTGCTCTGCGTGCCCTCGGAGTCGTTCGGATGGTCGGAATCGAAGAAGTACTGCCCGTCGTAGCAGACCGTATCGAACCCGGTCAGGAAGAGCGCCAGAATCAGACGCTCATAGTGGCGCGGACCCTCGGCTGCCAGGCCCTCGATCCTCGGCCGCACGAGACCCAGCTTGTCGAAGAGGATATCGTTGCGACCGACCGCGATCGTGGCTTCCCAGTCCTTGTTGCGGACCGTGTAATCGTAGGCTTTGAGCCTCTCGATCTGGCGCTCATCGAACCACTCCTTGAGCAGAGGGCTCTCACCGAGCCAGTTGTAGCTCTCTTCCTGGGCCGAGCTCGGCACGACCATCGCGAGAAGCTTGTAAATCGGGTCGGGGAGCTTTTCCAGGGCCTCGTAATAGAGAGCCCTGAAGCTCTTGGCCGCCCGTTCCAGGTTTGCCTTGTTCAATATCATCGTTTGTTCCTCCCTTTGAGATTTCAGTCAGTGGTCAGTGAAAACCGTGTTCCCTCATTCCGCTACGGGATGTGGACCCACACTCCTTCCGTGGTAACTTCGATGACCATCCCGGCCTCCGTGGTGTCCGTGGAGTTGGAGCTCACGGTCTCTTCGTCCTCGATGTAGCAGGGGCCGCCCACGTGGGTCTGGTCCAGGGCGTTCGTGGCGCTGTTGGCGAACAGGAACATCTTCTTCCGGCGCAAGGTAATCGTGAGATCCCCGTCCTCGCCGGCCGAGTTGTCCACCTGGGCTTCGGCCACGCCGGCCACGACCTTGCTTGCCGCCTCGGCCCCGTTCTTCACGTAGCCGCCGTCGAACATGCACAGGGCGCCCTGATAGATCGTGGTGGTAGCGGCCACCTTCCCGGTGATGAGCTCGCCGTCCTTCCGTTTGGTATTTCGATCTGCAGTGAGTGCCATGATTCATTTCTCCTTTTCGAGTTATCCTTCAGTGCTTGACTGCTATTCCGGCTCCCCTCGCTTCTTCTCCGCTCTCTTCGTCGTTCTCTTGCCGCTCCGGCACTCAGACCGTGGCCGGCTTGTTGTGCTTCTTGAAGGTCTCCTCCGAGATGCCGAGCTGCCGGTTGACCGATGCCTGGCCCTCGTCGATCAGAGCATCCCCACTGCCTGTGTCCACGTGCTCATTGCCGAGCTCGCGAGTGTTCACGACCACAGGGGCCGATGCGAGGAACTTCTCGAAGCCGGCCGGGTCGTCCCCTGCCATCTTCTTGGCCCAGTCCATCTGATTGGCCGTGATCTTCCCCTCTTTCTTGGCCCGGTCCA